AGGACGAATACTCTCACTAAAACAATTTACAGAATCTGTTAAAAGAATACAAAATATTGTTTAATCAGTAATTCGTCGTGATCCACTCCTCCTGCCGGCGGCGGGAGACCTTCGAGGCGGTAATGGTACGGTCGAGCCGATGGATCGTCCAGTCGTGCCGGGCGGCGAGGCATTCGATTTTCTCGTGCGGGAACATCGTGAGCATGAACTTCCCTTCGACCGCCGCGAGCGTGTCGAGCAGCCTCGAAAAATCCTCCTCGTCGAACGTACCGTTGTAGTGTCCGCAGTCGCTGCCGACGTAGGGCGGATCGACGAAGTGGAACGCTTCGGGACAGTCGTAGCGGCGGATGACATCGATGCCGTCCTCGCACTCGACCGTAACGCGGCCGAGGCGACTGCACAACTCCTCCGTGAATGCCTCCTTCGCATTGCGGAGTTTCAGCGTCGTCGTGCCGCTGCGGTCGTAACCGAACGTTCCGTCGATCATCGAGGCGAAGCCCAACTTCGTGCAGACCCACACCGCCCAAGCCCGCTCGACGGGCGTAAAGAACGACGGATGCTCGTTGATATGCCGTGCGTGCGCGTGTATCTCGCGGCTGTGGAGCGTCGCATCGATCATCGCCTTGAGTGCCGCATACTGGGTCTGCGCCACGCGGTAGAAGTTCACCAATTCGGTGTTCGTGTCGTTGATGACCTCGCACTGCGCGGGCGGCTTGGCGAACAGCACGGCGCAGCCGCCGCAGAAGGCTTCCGTATAAAGCGTATGTTCGGGAATCAGCGGCAGGATATGCTTCAGAAGCATCTGCTTGCCGCCATAGTATGAAATCGGAGTTTTCAGTCTGGCCATAAGGGTTCGGTTATCGGAGTTTTAAGAATAAGAGCAGCAGAAGCGTCAGTGCGACGAGTGCCGTCGCCCACTTGAGCCACGCGACACCGGAAGATGGTTGCTCGTCGGTCTGCTCCTGCACGTCGTTGCGGGCTGCCGTGTTGATGCGGCTATGCGAAATGCTGTCGGTAAGAATCGTGCGGTCGTTCTGCATCGACACCTTGGTATAGGCGATACGTTTAACCGGCTGTCGGGAAGCACTCGCCGCCGGAATCTTCGGAGGCGGAAGAACGGCACGGAGCGTATCGGTCGGATTCGGAAATCGATCATCGCTCGGTTCCGGATATTCCGCCGGCGGATAAAACTCTACGACAGTCCGGCGGAGCGTTCCGATCTGACGCTCGAACTCCTGCCGGAACAGCATCGTAAGGGTCGAGTCGGCAATAGCGAGCGTCTCGTGCCGCTCGGATCGCGTGCTTCGGAGCGAAGAGCAGCCGACAGCGGCGATCGTCAGGATAATCAGGGTTATTTTCGGATACATCGTTTCATTTCTTCGATTCGTTCCATGCGTTCCTGCATGGTCGGTTCTTGTTTTGCGGGAGCCGTCAGCCTCTCCCACGGCAGCGGGAACATCTCGGACATCGGGCGGCGGTCTTTGCGGTCGAGTTGGATGCAGGTCGCAACCCATACCGCCCACCGTTCGCGCTCCCATGCCTGCCGCTGCCTGTCGCCCTCGCGTTTCGCCCAGCCGAGCCACGCGTAGATGAACTCTGCGGGCGTCAGCCGTTCGAAGGCTTCGGGCGCCAGTCCCATCTGCCCGACGGCGATGGCGAACCACCGCTCGTAGGTTACCGCTTGCGGCTCCCCATCGTCGGGCGTTTCCCGTTTTTTGAGAGGTCGCCCAACTTATCCGTCAGCGGCGCGATGCTCTTGACGAAGAGTTCCGAGACGGCGAGAATGAGCGACGGCTCCTCGTCGAAGATGTCCCACACCTCGTCTTCGGTGTAGCGGCGGTCGCTGCCGGCACGTCGTGCACCCTCGTTGAGTCCCGTAGCGGTCAGCGCGACGATGCTGTCCAACGATCCGAGGGCATCGGTCGAAGCGACCGTCTGCCCGAACTCCGCACCGCGCTGCTTGACGAATTCGTCGATAGCGCGCAATCCGAAGTGAATCGGATGCGGCGTGCCTTGAATGATGATCTCTTTCATGGCGGTCAGGATTTAGGTTTGTCTACCGGCGTCAGGTTGCCGCTGCCGGTAAGCGAATAACTGTAAGAGGCATTGTCGCCCGCAGGCGTCGAGAGCGAAAAGGTAGTGATGTAGGCTTTGCCCGTGTACATCTTCGCAAGTCCTGCAAGCGGCGACTTGACGACCACCTCGACGAGTTTCTTCCGAAGTACCAGGTCGAGGACCTCCTCGGCGGTATGGCTGTTCTCGATCGAATCGTCGACGACCACCAGTCCGTCGCCGTCCACCGACCACGAGACATCGCCCGGCCACTTCTCCTTGCCGTCGGTATCCTTCGTGCGCAGCTCCTTCATCTCCAAGTCCACTTTCAGCGTGTGCGTCGTGGCGTGGAGCGTCGTCTTATCGTCCACCAAGAGGATGATGTCCTCGCCTTGGACGACCTGTTTGTTTCCGTAAGTTTCAGGCATAAGTTATCGTTTTGTCGTTATATGATTATGAATGACATCGTTGCGCCATGCAGGTCGTAGTCCGCGTAGTATTCCGTCGCCGAGGAGACGAAGCGGCTGCGTTTTCCGTCGAACTCCGCACCCTCCAAGGCGGCGATCGCGCGATGCTTGAGACGTTCCGCTTCGGCGAACCTGCCGTCGTAGACCGCGACCTCGAACATCGTCCGATAGCCGGCGATGCCGTGCAGCGTCCTTACAGGCGTCTCCTCCGGTGTTATGAACGCGGCGAATGGCGCAGGCGTCCGGGCATCGACCGCACCGGCTTGAATCTTGTCTGCTAATTCGGGAATCTCACGCTCCAAAAGTGCGATCAGCTGTTTCTTGAAATCCGTCATTTCGATACCGGTCTGAAATTTTTATTCACGAACTTCTCGACTGCCTCAGCCAACTCGTCGCCGAAGATCGCTTCCGTGCGTTCGGAGTTCTCCGTATAAGCCTGCTCCAAATAAGGCGTCGGTCGGATGCCCTTTACGCTATGGACGAAGACCTTTTTGCCCTGTGCATCGTCGAAGACCAACAACTTGCCCTTTTTCGGGGTGCGCGGATCGGCAGTCCCCTCGTGGATGAACTTGCCGTAGTATTCATTCACGGCGCCTTTCTTCTTCGTGCGTTCGAAGACCGGCTTCACGGCGATGGCCACCTCCGACTTCGAAGCATTGCGATCCTTGTAGCGAACCGTGCGCAACTGCTTCTTCAGCTTGCCCGTGCGGACAGGGACCTTGCTCCGTGCCGATTGCAACATCGGTTTGGCCGAGGCGCGCAGAGCTGCAAGCAGCATCCGCTTCTGCATCGTGTTCGGCAGTTCGTCCAGAATCCGCTTGGCTTCGGTATAACCTTCAACCTCGATCGTCAGCATCGCTCTTCCGGCATTTGAGGTGCAGGCGCCAGCGGCGCCCCTCCTCGTAGATCGAAATGATCTTCCGCAGATACCCCTCGTCGCGAACGACCATATCGGGGCGCAGGTCGGGTTGCCAGCGGATCGTATAGACCGTTTCGTTCTCGTGGACGATGCGTCCGGCGTAGAGGTTCTCCCGACCGCCGTTCTCGGTACGCTGGGCGTAGCAGACGGCGACGCGCCGGAGCGATTTCGTGAGGTCGTTGTACTCGTCCCGCTCCTCGGTGTATTCGAGGATTTCGATTCGCGTGTCAAACATCGCCGTAAGGGGTTACCCGCCACGGAAGCAGGAGTTTCTCGGCCGTGAGCGACAGCTCCGAGACGGAGCGGCCGACGAGGTTGTCCGATTCGTTGTCGTAGAGCGTGCCCAAGATCAGCAGAATAGCCGCCTCGATTGCCGGAGGGATGTTCTCCTTGTCGTAGCCGACGACGGCCGTAACCGTTGCAGTCAGTCCGCCGTACTGCGGTTCGGCAACCAGCATCGGGTCGTAGTCGTCCTCCAAGAGCATATAATCGGATTCGGGAACGATGGTTCGAGAAACGGAGAGCCGCTCGATGCGCGTCGTAGGGACGGGCAGGCGGACGATGGGAGCGTCGGAGGGGATCGATACGTCGAACCGTACTCTCTTCTCCCGGATGATCCGTCCCGTCATATCCTCCGCCACGGCAACGGCCATGTCGAGTTTCGCAGCAATCAAAGTATCGTCATGAGTGGCGCTGCCTACCCGCAGGTGCTGCTTGGCGAGTTCCAGCGCGATCGGCGGCTCCCGCATCTCGATTACTGTCATACCTTATGCCGATTTATGCACCAACTTGTGGACGGGGTGCGTGCCGGCGTCCAGCAGGATGCCGTCCGTGCGGGCGAAGCCGAACAGCCCGATCGAAAGGTATTCGGCGAGCAGCTCGTTCAGGCGGATCACGCGGAACGAGCGGACCATACGGATCTTGAACTTCGAGAAGTCGCCGAACAGCACCGAAGTCTTGCCCGCTGCGGCATCGTCGAGGTCGTCGTTCAGGATATACGCCTTGCCGAACAAGGTCGGCGGCGTGCCGTCCTTTGCCCCCTCCTGCCAGATGTAGCGTCCCGTCGTATCCTTGATCTTGACGAGCGAGTAGAGCGTATTGCGGTTGAACATGAACCGCCCGTGCCGGGCATAGGAAGAATCCACGCCTTTCACGAGGTCGATGATATTATCCAACGTAATGGCCGCAGCGGCCGGTTGAGCATCCGACGCCGTAGCCCACTCGACGATGCCCTTGGGTTTGCCCTTGCCATCGCCGCGTGTAAGGTCGTAGTTGATACCGCGTCCGAACGACTCGGCCAACAGACCCGAGAGCAGCGATTCGAGGTCGAATGCCGAGTCCTGCAACAGCTCCAACGACACGGGAATGATAGGCGTGCGGTAGGTATAGGCTTTGAGCGTTTCGGAACCGAACGATGGTGCGGATTTGGCGGACTGCTGGTACTCGGCCACGATCGTAGCCCTCGCATCGGTATCGTTCACCGTCGGCATAATCAGGTCGCCGCCCTTGCTCGTGGTGAGAATGGAACCCACCTCGAACATCCCGCCGTAGGCTTTCAGCGCGACCTCGATGCTGTCGGCCAGCGACGAAGGGACGATCACGCCGCCCGACAAACCCGTGATGCCGGCGCGCTGCTCGAAGAGCGTCCGGTGTTCGGGCGAAATATCCGCAGCACCGCGCAGCAGGTAGTCGCGGAAAGCGGTGCGGTACTCCTCGGCGCGACGTTCGTCGAGCTGCTCGCCGGAAGTCTGTCGGGCATACTCCTGCTCGGCCTGCCGACGTTCGATGTCGACATAGCGCTCCTCGGCTTCGACGGCGCGGTCGGCATGCTCGTACTCCGCAAGCAGCGTGTTCCACCGCTCCTGCTCCTCGGAGGTCATCTCGCGACCGTCGGTCGCGGTACGCAACTCGTCGATCTTTGCGAACACAGCAGCACGGCTCTCTTTAAGGGTTTTCAGTTTGCTCATAAATCTCGTTATTGATTCGTTCGGGGGCAAACTTAATCCACCGAACAGCCGCGAAAGGGAAACTTTGTCCTGATTGAAGAGATTATTCTATCGATATAAGAAAAGAAAGCTATTAATGAGAGACAATAAAAATTGCGCAAACAATTTTGTTTGCGCAATAAGAAATAAAAGCAATGCCGAAACATTGCTTTTACTTTTTGATATTAAGAATTATCGAGGACCAATAAATCGGTCTCCATTGAAATGTATCATGTGATCCGGATTATCGGCAATCCAAACCTCAGTCTCCCATGCGATATCCGCAATATGTTTTCTGAATTCCGCCCGATCCGGGAATGCCGTAACATATATTTTACCGACTTCGGACTCTTTCAAAAAATCCTCCAATTCAAGCATTCGCTTGGGTGATACGGGACCGTGAGATGTAACCACTTCTATCAAGAATAACCATTCCTTACATTCATCATAGATAATGATATCAGGAAGCTTACTATGCTCTGTAATAGGAATGCTGATTTTTTCCAACGCGACCTTGTCTACATATAAATCTTTATTCTCTGTATCTCCGATATATAATACTTTTGCTCCGGGGGCAAATCGAGGGGCAAATTCCTCTATGACTGCTGCTTGAACAAGATTATGTTTTCCTGCCGACAACTTATATTCTTCACCTTCAATAACAACAGGTATTTTCGCTAAATCACGCTCTTTGTCATACCTGTCTTTCAATTTACCCAACAACTTTATGAAAGCCGACAGCTTGTCATCCCACTCTTTTTGTCCATATGCTCGGATTACCTCCAACGCCTCGGTACTCACGGCATAATGGGCTCGCGGACTATTGACAGGCAGATCCGGAATGTCTGGATTATAATATACCACTCCGGCCTGCACGAACTGATGCAAAACTTGTCTACGGAACGTCTCTCTCGTATTGGGTGCATACGGCTGGTCTTGTTTGTAATGCTCGTTTACAAACGACATGACACCCTTGCTTACACCCATACTCTCACGAGAGGCATCCACCCAATTCCCATCCTCGGTTATATTGCATAAGGCAAGAAGAGTGAGTGCAGACATCTCGTTCTGTTGAGCATCCGGCAAACCCAATGCCTTCAATATGGCTTGTGCTTCTTTGATTTTACTCATATCAATTTATTCGGAAATAGTTATTTACAATTTCGTTTACGTTCTCTATCGAGAAATTATTTTTCAATATCAGTTCCTTGCCGATCGTTTTGATTATCTCCAAATCCGGCAAAGGCATACTTCGTAACTCAGTGGCACTCACATTCACGTTGCCGTTGAATGTTCTGAAATAGTCATCGAATAAATCGCTATCCAATAAAGCGGATATTCCGATGACTTCGGTTCGATCCAAATGGCCTTGGGGCCTATAAATATAATTCAATTTATTTTCCACACCGATATAGCGGGCATTAGTCTTATTGCAAAAGTAGGGGGCTGCAATCAATCTGCTTTTATCGTCCTTTGCACTGAATCGTCTTAAAAAAACATAATTACGATTAGGTATAAGTACTCGTTGCGTCTGTGCAGAAATCTTGATGTATTGCTTCTTACCTTTATATTCAACCGGGTGATCTACAAGCATTTTTACGACATTATGCAACCAAAATAACGGCACAACATCAAAAGCGGCAGATTTATCACACAGGCTATCTTCCATTCGAAACGCCACGACCGGCCCTGTTGATATTTGGATGTCGTATTTATTCAGACTACCATCCCATGACTTAAACAACCGGACAATGGCCTCTTCGCGTACATTGACCGGCAAATGAATGATCTTATCTTTCGATGCCGTATCGACTATATCAGCATACGGGTACACTTTCTGCCGCGAGACATCCAAATCCGTTATACCTTCGCTGTATGAAATGCAGATTCTACGATCATCTGTCATTTCGTCCCGCCGGAAGCCTTTGACTATAACCGTTTCTTGCAGTACATCGTCTTTGGCGAACGTATCTTTCCGAGTATTGAATAGATGAATGAACGAAATATCTATTGCCCCTAAAAAATATTCTCTGAACAGCCGAAAGTACCGACCGGATGCAAAGCTACGAGGAACAATAAAAATCAATTCTCCGCTTTTATTCAACAAACCCGCAGAGATCGCCATAAACAACGAATATATGTTCGGTTGCCCGTCAACTATTTGTTGTGTAACCTTGACTCGGCTATCGTCTTTGGGCAATTTGAAATACGGCGGATTCGATATGATGAAGTCGAATTTATCCGCGTCCTTCTGAAGTAGTGATGGAGAAGAACTCAGCGCTTGATAATTTTGCAGAATAAAATCATCTTCGCATACGACATAGTCAAAATCAATCCCTTGATTCTTTAGTGTCTCTGCTAAATAAATTAATGCTTGCTTCGTATATGCAACAACGCCTGAATCCGTTTCATATACGACCAGCCGAATGCTACGCACGGTACGCTGTTGCACCAGCCTCTCGATTAAAGCACAAGACAATACGCAAGTGCCACAACCCGGATCTAATATTGATATATCCTCTTTCTCGGTGGATAGTTGCTCGCTCATAAAGCGAGCTATCTCAACCGGTGTAAAAAATTGACCTTTCTCTTTTTTTGCTTCATTCGAAGTCGTAGACATGTATTGTGCTCCCAATCTTTGAGCGAAAGATGTGGGAGATTCATTGTCTTGATTATGTAATAAGTCAATTTTCACACAACAAAGATAGTGATTTAAATTCAGTCTTCCATTTTACCATTGTGCAAAATATAACAAAATGAAAAATAACAAACAAAAACCACCTCTTTGTTATATAACAGTTTCGGAAGCAGGCTGGATTTAAGGTGTGTTTCGTGAGGCGTCAGTGTTTGAGCCTCATGACTCTCACAAGTCGATCCCGCGACAGGCATCGTGCCGTCGTATCGTTATTGTCGGGTTGCAGCGCAGTAGGCTCCGCAGATATTTCTTCTACCAAAGCGCCATCCTGTAACGAGCGCAGATACTCGGCTTTCCGCTCTTCGAGATGCCGCACCGAGGCTTCGGTTTCGGGATAGGCGGGAAATACCACGAGCGACACATCCACCACACGCGAGAACCGGAGTATCGTCCGCTCGTCCATCGCGAGACCGTTCTTTTCGTCGGCATACTGCCACTCGTCCTGCTCGACGCCGAAGCGGAACGAACATTTCGAGACGTCGCCCCGGCGTACCAGCTCCAGCATATCGCTCCCCAAAGTCGTATTCGGAGCCTCGAACGCGAAGCGCAGACCTACGTCGTCCACCTCCAATCGCAGCGTACCGCTCGTTGTGCGGGCGAGAATCGAATCGGTATTATGGTTGAAACACATGATGACATCCGACAGATCGCACCCGTCGAACGCTCCCCGAGCGATCTTCTCCCGGAACCACCCCATAATAGGGTCGCTCCAACTCTCGAACTTCGCGGCATAGCCGACGATCGTCCGGCTGACGGTTCCCTCCTCGCGGCTCTCGATATGCAGATCGCCGATAAGGCTCCGAATCTCTATTTCATTATTCGGTTTCATTCGTTTCAGGTTTTACGGCAGTCGTTACCGGCTGCATGTTCATTTGTACGAAGTATTCGTCGCCGCCATCGTAGGAGTTCATATCTTCGAGGGAGCGGATCTCGTTGGCAGACATCGCGCCGACGATATTCATATTCTTGTAGTATTCCGAGCGGGTCTTGGCATCGCCGCGCAGCAGTCCGTTCAGACCGAAGAGGAAGTAATACTCCCCGAACTCCTCCTCGCGTAGCAATTTGCGGTTGAACTCCTCCTCGATGCGGACGAGGTACGGCATCAGGCAATACTGCACGAACTCCATTCCCTGATGCTCGATGTTGTTGTTCGTGGCACGTTCCAAATCGGCGATCATATGCGGCGGAATGCCGTAGATGGTGGCGATCTCGGTCTTTTGGAACTTGCGCGTGGCGATGAACTGCGCATCTTCGGGAGGAATGGAGATGCGTTCGTAGGTCATACCGCCCTCCAACAGCAGCGGGACGTGAGCGTTGTGCAAACCGACCGATTGGGCGATGAGGTCTTTCTTGAGCCGCTGGTAGGCTTCGGGCTTGAGCGTCGAGGGATATTTGAAGACGCCCGACATATTGCCGCCCTGATCGAAGAAGCGTTTGCCGTAGAGTTGCGCAGAGACGGAGAGTGCGAGGTTGTCGCGATGGACGGCGATCGGACTTTTGCCCTTATAGCCATTGGTCGAGAGTCCGCGCAAGTGGATGACGTCTTCGTTCGGGAGCAGTTCGCCCGTGTCCGATCGGTAGAAGAGTTCGTCGTTGTCGGTAAGGAGCGGCTCGATACGGGCAGGATGGATGAACTTCAGCCGAACGGGACGATAGCGTTTGTCTCGAAAGATGCGGACATAGCCGTTGCCCCACAGAGCGCACGCGACCATCAGGTGATGCATCAGGTCGAAACGTGTGGAATAGGAGTTGGGAGCCTGCACGAGTCGGTGGCAGAGGTGGTCGTACTGTCGTTCGCGACCGCGAGCAGTACGGCGATAGAGGTGCAAAGGGAGCGTTCCGACCGTCTCTGAGAGGATTCGCACGCAAGCCCAAACCGCCGTGAGGTTCAATGCGCCCTCCTCGGTGATATACGGCTGGTGCGTGGCATCGGCGACCGTGTCGGCGGTAATGACTTTATTCACCGCAGCCTCGAACTCGGCCGATGAAATATCGCGCCGCTCGCCTCTATGCAAAAATGGGAACCACTTCATCAAACTTGCTTTGCGGCAAACTTAATGAAGTGATTCTCGTTTTTAGTTAGACACTGTCCTAATCTTTTTTTAACTCTTCAATTTGCTCAATATAAAGAGTTTCGATCAGTTTGTTTGTAACATTTTGTTCCTCGGCAGTTTTTGAACAATATATCTTATAGTATGTTAATCGAATTCTAATACCGGACAAAATACCTGGATCTAAACACTTTCCTTTATAAAGTTGTTCATTAATCTCATCATATAATTTCCAATCACCATTTGTACTGTCTACTTTTAAGAAATAGCCTGTGAGTTCTTGTGTCTCTTTTTCTAACTCTATAGATTGCTGAATAACATTATACGCCTGTTGCAATTTTTCAGTTGAAACATGATTATGCGCAACAGGATTATCAATATCGGAAGTAGTCCAAGCTGTTTTAATACTAATATTATTATCTATTAAGCCTTTTATAAATCGCTTATAGTGTGTAATAGCGTACCCTTTTATATCATTTAGGTGATTAGTCAAAGATTGTTCATCTTTAAAATTAAGTATTTCATCAATATAATTTAATGTATGATCCATATTTGACCCGCCAAATAAGTCGAGATTATCTTGAATATACATATGTAAGTTAAAAGAGGCTGCCGAAGTATTAAAAATATATAATTCCGGATTGATTTGACGGCTTTCTGGCGTATTAGATATTTTTTTATGGGTGTTAATGACAAACTCTTGGTAACTTGCTATTAAGGGGGATAGTATACTTGCTTTTATATCATGTGAGTTATTAGCATCAATAAACCCTAAATGAATAATGGGTTTCCGACAATTAATACGTTCTTGTATTATATCTGCATATCCTGATTGTGGAATCACAAATGCATCTTCTTCTGGAAGCATGTACTCTTCCACATTCTCAAATTTATCAATGATCTCAAATTCTTGTTCTTTAACTATGGCCAAAGAATAATATTCGTTAGATATTTCAGGATTTAAGTATAATGAACGTAAATCAATCTGGCCAGAAAATAATGAGGCAAGTTTATTCGTAGAAGTTCGTATTGCCAAATACTTATCTTGATCATTATCTGCATATAACATACATAGATAACGAGTTTGGACAGCATCCAAACCTACAAATAACTGTATTGTATCGTAATACAGTAAAATTTGATCTATGTATATTACTTTATTCATTTACCAGTCTTACTGATTTTATGTCAAAACATTTCGAGCGCCACCATGAATAATGGTTGGTTGAATTTTTATTTGGCGTATGCGCTATTAATCCGTCTGATTTAGTTAATGTTAATTCTCCAATATGTAGATCTTTTCCTTTGAATTTTGGAAGTTTGGCTATCGCTTGGCAACTCGCAATATCTGTAAACAAAGATATAGCCATAGCTTGGCATTCACTGACAGCAAACCGTTTATTGGGATCTAAAGCCCTATATGATAAAAAATCAGTATTGGAAGGATGTTCAGAATTGAGGATACGATAGTACGAACCACCAGAAGGCTCCTTTGCGTCTTTTGGTGGGCAACTTTTGGGTAAATTCTCGTACCAATCCATGCCAATTAAGAAAATTAGAATGTAAATATACTACAAAATTCTGAATATCCAAATTTAAGTCTTGTGTAATAACCTATTCAAAACCCTCCTGAATGAACTGAATTCGGAGTATCTGCGCTTTCCGGTGATGGTGATGTAGAAATCCTCCAACCGTTCGTAAGCCTCCAACTGCGTCGGATAGAGATCGCGCATACGGAGGTAGAGTTCCGCGAAGCCCTCGAACGAGAGAAAATGCCGTACTTCGGGTTCGAGCGGATTCATCGCCGACAGTTCAGCCTCGACTTTCTCGCGCTCGGCGGCGATGACCGGCGAGTGATAACGCTTGTATTGTTTTCGATTCATTTTTCTGCTGCTCATAATCGTATCGTGTTATAAGGTCAATAATCCTCTGTTTTCATACGGGTTGCTCTCGTCGTCGGCCTGTGCGGTCATCCACTCCCCGAGTGCCATGATCGCCGCGACGATGCCGTCGATCTTTTGCGTCGACTTCTCCTTGTCGGGTTTGATGTTGCCCGCAGGATCGGTCTTGACGAGCGTCGATGCGAGCATCCACCGCAAGACCGGATTGCCGAAGTGTTCGATCTTCCCGGTCAGCACCAGTTTCTCGAACTCCTTGGTCGGTGCCGACATCGAGCCGTAGCCCTGTCCGAAGGGGTTGCACTCCATCCCCTCGTTCTGCAAGTCGATGATCGTCTGCGAAGCGTTCCAACGGTCGTAGGCCGATGTCCGTAGGTCGTAGTCGGCTACGATACGCAGGATATCCGCCTTGACGAAGTCATAATCGATGACATTGCCCGGCGTAACGGTTACATAACCCTCTGCCACCCACTTGTCGTAGTTGATATTCTCCTTGCGGACCTTTTCCAGCATCTTCTCTTCGGGAATCCAAAAGTGCGGCAGCAATTGGAAACAGTCGTTCTCGTGGAAGAGCAGCACGTAAGCCGTGATGTCCGACACGTTCGAGAGATCCAATCCGCCCCAGCAGGCGCAGCCTTTCAAATCGGCGGGAGCAGTCGTGCCGATGCACTTTTGCCAAGCGTCGTCGAGTATCCACGTCCGTTCGGCATCGACCCACAGATCGACGTTCTTCGTCATCACGTTGCGGACGGCTTCGGGGCGGTTTTTGGCATCTTTCACTTGGTCGGCAAGGTAGTCGGCACTCAAACTCACGCCGAGGTTGGGATTGGCCTTGATCCACATCTTCGGGTCGTCCCACTCCGATTTATCGTCGAGCGTATAGATGATGCCGAACAACGAATCGTCCTCGTTCACACCGCGCAGCACTTTGATGACGTTCTCCCGATAGGCATAGCAGGCTCCCGATTTGTCGAAGCCCGCCGTCGTGATGATGAACATCAGCGGTTGCCGCCGTGCGCCGAAAGCCGACTTGATGACGTCGAACATTCCGCTGTCCTTGTGGGCGTGGAACTCGTCGATGATGCCGCAACTCGGGTTCAGACCGTCGTGCGTGCCGTAATCGGACGAGAGAGGCTTCATCGTACCGCCTTTGAGTTCATAGACGATCGAGTTTCGGTATGGCGTGAGGTAGTTTTTCAGATCGGTCGCCTTGACGATCTCCACAGCATCCGAGAAGCATATCTTCGCCTGATCCTTGACCGTCGCGGCCGAGTAGACCTCCGGGCGGCTCTCGCCGTCGGCGAAGAGCATATACAACCCGATGCCGGCAGACAATGCCGTCTTGCCATTCTTGCGGGCGATCTCGATATAAGCGTATCGGAACCGGCGCGTGCCGTCGGCATTCTTCCACCCGAAGATATTCCACAGCACGAACTGCTGCCACAGCTCCAGCCGGAACCGCTGGCCCGCCCACTCGCCTTTGGTATGTTTGAGTTTCTCGATGAAGTGGATAGCGCGCATCGCGGCTTTCTTATCGAAATACCGACCTCTGTCGAGGGCACGGTCGAAGTCGGCGTAGTAACGCTCGACAGCAAGGCGGACATACTCGCAGACGAGAATCTCTCCGGAGCGTACCTGCTCGGCATAAAGTTCGGCGGGATATTTCTTGACAGCAACCATATTGCGATAATCTACTTTATCTCCTCGAACTCAGCGAAATCGTCTTTCGGGGTATTATCCGAAAGCAAGGCCGCCACACGGCTGCGACTTGACGGCGTCAATCCGAATTCGGCCGCCAGCGCTTTGGCATTGGCGAGCGCCGATTCCGCGACCTTGCGCTTGGGGTTGACGACCGTCGCCGTACCGTGTTTAGTCATTACTTCGATGGTGTATCCCTCTTTTTCGGTTTCGCGCATCATATCGTGGTACAGCCCCATCTCTCGAGCGTAGGCGACGACCAGATCCACACCGACGACGTCCAACAAGCATTTGTGGATCAACTCCGTCGCCACGACCTCGAACACCTTCTTCGCCGTACCTTTCAGTCCGGAGCGCGGCAATGCCGCGACAGCGGTTCCGGCAGAAACAGCGTCTCCGGTCATCCGGCACGGCTGGTCCGTACCCCGTAAGGATTTCAATTCGTCAGATATTTTCTTACGTCCTTTCGTCATTTCAGCACATTTATTATCTAATAAAAGTTATATTTATAATTTGCCGATACCGGCAAATATTACTATCTTTGGCATCGAAATCGGAATCATACTTGCCGATAACCGAAACATATGGAGTATATTTCAGTAGTCGCATTCGCCGAGAAATATGGCATTTCGGAACGCACGGCGCGTAACTATTGCGCCGAAGGTAAAATCGAGGGAGCGTTCCTCACGGGAAAAACATGGAACATTCCCGCCGATGCCGCTTTGCCCGCACGCAAACGCCGCCGCTCGAAGCTGTCGCCGTTACTCGCTGCCCTGCGCGAACAAAAGGGAATGCAGCTCAAAGGCGGCATTTACCACAAGACACAGATCGATCTGACCTATAACTCCAACCACATCGAAGGCAGCCGACTGACGCACGACCAGACGCGCTATATTTTCGAAACGAACACCGTCGGCATCGAGGGCGAAAGCGTCCGAGTAGACGATATTATCGAGACGACGAACCACTTCCGCTGTATCGACCTCGTGATCGACCGTGCCGAGGAGCGGCTGACCGAGTCGCTTATCAAGGAGCTGCACGCCCTACTCAAGTCGGGCACCTCCGACAGCCGCAAGGAGTGGTTCGCCGTGGGCGCCTACAAACGCCTACCCAACGAAGTAGGCGGCAACGAAACGACCGCACCCGAGAACGTAGGCCGGGAGATGAAAGCGTTGCTCGCCGAATACAATGCCAAGCGGCAAAAATCGTTGACGGATATCCTCGATCTGCACCAGCGCTTCGAGACGATCCACCCGTTTCAGGACGGCAACGGACGTGTCGGGCGGCTCGTGATGTTCAAAGAGTGTCTGGCCAACGGCATCGTACCGTTCATCATCACGGACGACCTGAAGATGTTCTACTATCGCGGCCTGCAACGCTGGCCGGAAGTTCGGGAGTATCTGACAGACACTTGCCTGACGGCGCAAGACAACTATAAGGCAGTACTCGACTATTTCAAAATCGAGTATTGATTCCGTTCGATATTTCAAAGAGCATTTTATTCTCGCAATACGGAGTTTCCGTTTTCCTCGATTCTGCACGCGCGTACAGAAGACTTGGGGCGCGATTGCTTTTCGTAGGGTCCGAAGGATTTTCGACCCCTCCCCGCCTTCGGTCGGGAGCGTACCTCGATCACGCAACTCTTTGATACCCACTGTCGGGTTTCAGCGAGTTACGGAAAGTCGCAATGTTTTGTCCGTTAAACATATAGCGTAATTCATTAATTCACTGTACTTCAATCATCGGTGCGGTTTGCCGCCGCTGTTCAATATCGCATCGCCTATGGTCATCGACGGGGAGTGATGGAGCAGTCGCCGCTGCTGCGCCATCTCGATATAGATGCGCGTGGTCTTCGTATCGGAGTGTCCCATCATATCCTTGATCGTCTCGATATCTATGCCTTGTTCGACCATCAGCGCTCCGAACGTGTGCCGCAGCGAGTGGGCCGAGATCTTCGGATGCGAGATACCGATGCGGGCGAGGCGTTGTTTGATGATCCGCCCGATCGTCTGCCGCACGAGCCGGTTGTCGCATTGCGCTTTGTGGGATACGAAGAGCGGAGTGTCGCTGTCGAAGTCCCTATCGGCGATATACTCCTCCAGCCACGCGACCGTGTCGGGATGCAGCACGACAATCTCGTTCTTGTCCGTGCGTCCCTTGCGCTGGATACGGAGGATCGGTTGCCCCTCGCGCTCGGCGAAGTCGCCGATGTCGATACGCTCCACCTCGCAGGTGCGAAGCCCGTTGAAGAGCATCAGCGAAATCATCAGTCGGTCGCGGTGTCCGATGGCAGTCGAGGTGTCGATGCTATCCAACAGCCGGAACGCCTGCTCCGCCGTCAGCGGCAGTTTGCTGTACTCCGTATGGCGTTTGCTGCTGCGGATCCCGGCAGCGATATTGTCGTAGTAGCCCTGTCGCTCGCAGAAGCCGTAAAACAGCTTGAGGATCGTAACGAGGCTGTTCACCGTATAGACGCTCTTGCCGTCGGCTTGCAACTGCTGCTTGTACTCCAAGACGTGCCGACGCTCCGGCGAACGGGTATCGACATCGTGCGCCGACAACCACCGGAACCACAACGCGATCTTGCGCCGGTAGTCCCGTTTGGTGGCGGGGAGTATGTCGCACTCCGAAATCCATTCGGAGATGATTTCATTCAGGTTAAGGGTCGTTCGCATTTCGGTTCGTGCCTACTCGAAAAAGGGATGGAACGGGTGCCGACATTGCCCTTGGACTGATTGCAAACCACGCATCCGCTCCATCCGGTTCCGATTAAATCATAGGCATTCGTTTTAGAGGTTCGACATCGTGTTATCTTCGCTCCCGAGCGCTCTTGCGGTTGTGGCAGGAGTTGCAGAGGGATTGCAGATTCTGCAAGTCGAGCGGCGCCCCGCCCCGATTGATCGGAACGATGTGGTCGACCATCTGCGCCGGAGTGTGCCGGTCGTGTTTCAGGCACTCCTCGCACAGCGGTTGCTGCTCCAACTTGACGAGGCGCAGTTTCCGCCATGCGGCGGAACGGTAAAACTCCGTATTGGCGTGGCGGCGTCCCGACTGCGGCTTATGCTCCGGCAGCCACGGACGGCGGACGGTACGTTTGAGGTGCGGCATATTGAACTCGTATCGAA